CGCACTTTTGCCCCTGTTGAGTGGATGACACCCGAATGGGAATGGGTCGATCCGGCAACAGAGCAAGCAGCAGCTAAGGATGCAATTGAATCGTTCATGTCGGACTACCAAGCAGAGTTGGGTGCAAGGGGTCGATCATGGCGAGCGGTCATGTACCAACGAGCCAAAGAAAATGCACTTAAGAAGAAGCTAGGTCTACTAACTCCGCAAGAGCAACAGCTAGCAATCTCGGCGGCTCAATCGGCATCGGCAACACCTCCAGAGGCTCAAGCAGTCGTTAGCGAGGTAGCCAATGCCCTATGACACAAAGACTACAGCGGCTTGTCCTATCGCCAAGCCCTGGGGAGTTTTCAAGTCCGATGAGCGACAGCTTATGGGGTGCCATGCAAGCGAATCAGACGCTAACGATCAGATCGCGGCTCTGTACGCTTCGGAACAGGTCGAGCGTGCAAAGTATGACGGCATTGACTTTACGCCTCCCGAGGGAGTGCGTGAGGAAGCCAAGCAGGGTCTTGAATGGAGGCGCGAACACAATCGCGGCGGAACTCCTGTTGGAGTTGCTAGGGCTCGAGATTTGTCGAACGGCAAAGAGATTAGTCCTGATACCATCGGACGCATGGTCAGCTACTTTGCTCGTCACGAAGTTGACAAGCAGGGCGAAGGATGGAAGCCAGGTCAAAAAGGATTTCCGTCAGCGGGTCGGATCGCTTGGGCTCTTTGGGGCGGTGATGCGGGTCGTTCTTGGTCAGCAAAGGTAAAGCGACAAATGGAATCACAAGACAAGGTTGAAAGGATCGCTTCGGTGCCAAAGATCCAGAGAGCATTTCAAGCACCAAAAGACGGAAAAGCGGTCATTGCAACAGAGACTCCAATCGAGATTTACGATCAAGAACGTCGGCAAACGATCCGTCAAGTTCTCTTGATGGATGGCGTTCAATTCCGCAACGGAAAGAATCAACTTCCAATCGTCGATTCTCACAATGATAAAACGGTTCGCAATGTGTTTGGCTCGATCCGGAACATCTCGATTCAAGATGGTTCGCTCGTTGGTGATGCGTCGTTTGCATCCGACGAAGAATCTCAAATCGTGGCCACTCGGTACAACGAGGGCCATCTTAACGACTTCTCAATTGACGCTCAGATCCTAGCAAGGGTCTACGTCTCAGAAGGTCAAACGTACACCACCCGACAAGGCAAGGTGATCGAGGGGCCAGCGGAAATCGTTACCGCTTGGGAACCTCACAACGCTTCGATCTGTGCAACGGGCGCAGATCCGAATTCTACTGTTCGACGGTCATACGACCAAGAAGAAAGGCAGGCAGGCATGTCAGAAGAGCTAATGGCTCAGTTGAAAGCCCTTGGTCTCCCAGAAGGGATGACCGATGCGAGCGAGATTATCAAGTGGATGGCAGACCACATGGAAAAGCCATCACTTGAAGTTGAAATGATGGAAGGCGATAAGCCATCCGAAGAAATGGCGAGGGCCGAAGAAAGCAAGCCCGAAGATGAGGCAATGCGAATGGATGAAAAGGTACAAGAGGAAGTGACTCGACAACTCAAGGCAGTTGACGAACGACGCAAGGCGATTATCTCGGCGGGGACTCTAGCAAAGGTCGAGCGTTCCTTTGTGGATGAACTGGTCGAATCAGGATGTTCAGTTCAAGACGCTCAAGAAAGGATCATCCGAAAGATGAGCAATTCCCCAATCGGACAGACTGTCGGCAGCGATGTTCGCGTTACTGAGTCGGAGCACGACAAGTTTGAAGCGGCAGCCAAAGCTGGTTTGATCCAGCGATGCTTCCAAGGGACTGTCAAACGACAAGCCCCACAAGTAGCAGGGTCGGAAGATTTCCGCAACCTCGGAATCTATCGGCTTGCTGAATTGTGCGTTCGACGCATGGGCATCAATCCAGAGAAGTACAGTCGAGCCGACGTTGCTCGAATGGCTATGGGTCAAGATAAGGCCTTCAATCGGCTCAACATTCGCCGATCGATCGAAGCCTACCACACGACCGGCAGCTTCCAAAACATCCTGCTCGACGCAGCCAGCAAGACCTTGCGAGCAGCTTACGAGGAAGCACCTTACACTTGGTCTCTGTGGGCTCGTCAGGCTCAATCGGTCGATGACTTCAAAAACATCAACCGAATTCAACTCGGCGAATCTCCGAACCTCGAAATGGTTCCCGAAGGGGCTCCATACCCTGAGGGTCAAGTCGTCGATTCCAAGCGATCCTACAAGGTTGAGAAGTTCGGCAAGAAGTTCTCAGTCTCATGGGAAACCGTTGTCAACGACGACCTTGACGCATTGTCTCGCATTCCAGCGATGCACGGCAACGCAGCACGAAGGACGCAAGAGAAGGTCGTTTACGATGCTTTGCTTGCCAACCCAACGATGGCAGATGGTGTGGCTCTGTTCTCTGCTTCACACGCAAGCGGAACCAACATCACGGCTTCTTCGGTTGCTGCTCCAAGCGTGACGACCTTGAACGAAGCGTTCAAGCTGATGAGCCTCCAGAAGGGTCTCAGTAGCGATGTTTACCTGAACCTTTCGCCTCGCACGTTGCTCGTACCGCAAGCATACGCAGCGACGGCATTGGAACTGGTTAACAGCCAATCCTACGCTCAGAGCAACGGCAATGAGGGCGTGGTCAACATCTACGGTGTGAACGGCGTTCGACCATTGCAAGTGGTTGCAACCGCTTTGCTCGATGCAAACAGCGCAACCAACTGGTACGCGATCGCCGACAACGCACAAGTGGATACCGTCGAAATCACGTTCCTTAACGGCGAAGAAGCCCCAGTGCTTGAGTCCGAATGGAACAAGGATAATGACACCTACCACTACTACGTCCGGCAATCGATGGCCGCAGCAGTGATCGACCATCGAGGTATCTTCGGCAACCGTACCTAGTTCGGTTGATTGACCTACAGCCCTGGTCGGCGATGGCCAGGGCTTTCTTTGACAGCGACAACACAACAAAAAAGGAAAATAAGAAATGAGCGGATTTGTTAATCATGCCAAGTTCGAGGATGATTTCTTCGGCGGCAAGACCTACACGGCCACGGTTGGTGAAGGCAATTGGAAGATCACTGACACCTCGTCCAGTGGCACTCCAACCTATGCTTCGGTGAGCCCATCGGCTACCGGCGAAATCGCGTTGACCTTCGATAGTGCCAACGAGATTCAAAATGTTTGTTTGGACTTCGGTGACAAGCTTTGCTTTGACATCGACAACATTCAGCGAGCCGTGTTCCTCGTCAAGACGGTTGCATCTCTCAATGCTGCTACAACCTTGGCTTTCGGCTTGCAGTCGGCTCGAAACGACGATACCGACGCGACAGCCAACAACGCACAATTCAAGCTTGCGGGCTCGAATGCTGTTGTTTGTGAAAGCGATGACGGAACGACCGACAACGACGACAAGGCATCAGGCGTTTCGTTGGTTGCGACCTACAAAGAATTCGTTATCGACTTCACTGGCGGCAAGAGCGATGTTAAGTTCTACATCGACGGTGCCCGAGTCGCTTCGACCACGACATTCTCGATGTCGGCTGCAACTGGATCGCTTCAACCGTTTGTTCAGATCAGCAAGACCGCATCGACCAACGTTAACAGCGTGACGGTTGATTATGTCTCGGTCGAGTGCAAGCGATAAGCATGAGCCTTCACGACCTCATCAAAGAGGATGCCAAGAATGTCTTTGCGAACCCCGATGACTTTGCAGAGCCGATCGTCTACTACAAGCGGAACGGTCGGTCTCGCAAGATCAATGCGGTGGTTGTGCGCGAGGCCCTTGGCATCCTTCCCGAAGATGGTGACGTTGTATATCCAGTGTTTGAAATACACGTTTCCAACGATGAGACTGAAGGCATTGCAAGCGACGAATTAAATCTAGGCGGCGACGAACTAGAATTTTCGGATCGAGTTGGTCAACCTGTTAAGCGGCACTCGATCCTAAGACTGACAAGCCACGATGAAGGGATGCTGATTCTCGAATGCCGGTAGCAGTTGTTGAAACGATCGCTCTCGCTCTCAAGTCGCGTCTCGATGCGATGGTTGGCAGCGGTTCGTACTCGACGGTTATCAGCGAGGTGCAGCGTCCAAAGCGGTTCGCAGACTTTACGCCAAGACATAACCAAATCGTCTTGACTCAGGGGCCACTGGATCGAGTCGGCGAGCTAGATAGGCCAGGTGTTCCGCCTGCTAATGCCTATCGGCAAACCTTCAACATCCATTGCCATGTCATGCAGGACGAACGAGGGCAAGAGGCAATCGACGAAATGCTTAACGCTTTCCATGCCGATGTTGTTAAAGCGATTGCAAGCGGTTCATCGACTTGGCATACTTTCGGAGGTAACGCTATCGATGCGGTGTTTGGCAGTGTACAATTCATTGCGGCGGATGGCGGGATCGATGGACTTACTGTCCCTTTGCAAATCACTTTCAGGGTCTCGGAAGATGACCCCACGGAGCTTCGGAACTGATGCTAAAAATCACAGTTGATGAAGCCTCAATTCGGCAAATGAAAAGCAATCTTGGAGCGTTCGGCGATCACTTGCCAAGGCACTTGGCTACAGCAGTCAATAGGACTGCAAAGACTGTCCGAGTCCAGGCAGCAAAGGCACTCAATCCGCTCGTCAATCTCAAGCTTTCGAGTGAGAATAAGGGCGTAGCCAAACCGATCAACAAAGCGGCAACGCTCAAAAAGACGATCAAGCAAAAGAACAAAGCAGAGCCCGGAAACGCAGGCGTAACCATCGGGCTTTGGGAAGGTCATCACTTCCCGGTTCGGATGAACGAGGCCAAGTCCTATAGCAAAAAACGACGAGGTAAAAGGCAGAGTCTCGGCGTTCAATACAAGACGCACATGGGCGGCGGGTGGACGGTCATCTCCGATGGGTTCATTCAATCGCGATGGCGTGGCGATGTTTATCGGCCAGCTAGCGAAGGAGCTCGGAAGCTTGTTCGGGTTCTTGGCAAGCGACCAGGCGATTACTTTCGCGAAGGCAACATCGGGACGATTGCATCGGACACGGCAAGGGAGCGACTACCAATTGAAATCAATAGGCGGCTTAGAGAAATCATTCTTGCGGCCAGTGGACAGATCAAACTAAGAGCATCAAGGGAGCTAGGCAAATGACTCTACTGAAACGCAAGCGAGTGTTGGCAGCCAAGATTGAGACTACACCGGGAACGGCGGAGGCTCTGACGGCATCCGAAGCAGCGTTCAACTGCTATGACATCATGATCCAAACCGAAACGGAGCTTGAGGCCAGGGAGGGTCAAGCATCCTTCGGGATGCGTGCTTCCGTGCCAGGCAATTACAAGGGCCGGCTCACATTCAAGCATGATGCAAGCTGGGATGGTACGGCTACCGAGCCATCATGGGCCGATACGTTTCTTCCCGCTTGCGGTTGGGTCAAGTCGGGTCAAGTGTTCACGCCTCGGACGGAAGCCCCAGGGACAAACGTAAAGACCCTCACGATGGCAGTCTATATCGACGGAGTGCGTAAGCTTTTGCGAGGATGCGTTGGAACTTTCAAGATCAACTGCCCAACTGGGAAAGCGGCATTTCTTGAGTTTGATTTTATGGGAGTTTGGGAATCGCCGACGGATACTGCGATCTTAGTTCCAACCTATCCGACAGCGAGCCCATTGCGGTTTGCATCCTCAACGACGACATGGAACAGCGTTGATCTTGCAGTTGAGAACATGACGCTAGACAGCGGAAATACGATGATGCTTCGGGAAGATTCTAGCAACGTCGCAGGGCTCAAGTGCGGACTCGTTACCAACAGGCTCGTCAAGGTCACGGGGAACCCTGAGGCCAAGCTTGTTGCTACCAACCCGGTTTATGCCAAGATGCTCGATATGAGCGAACACGCTCTGACTTGGGATCTCGACGGGCCTACCAACAGCAAGATCACGATCGCTTGCCCGAAGGCTCAGATTGTCGGATTAACCGAAGCTGATCGAGAAAACATGGTCACTGACGAAATCGAGTGGCAAGCGAATCGAAACGGTTCATCCGTTGACGAAGAATGCTCGATCACCTTTACAGCGGCAACTTAATAGGCATCGGAGGTAACGTGCCAATTTTCTTGGAACCAGATCAAAGCTTTTCGGTGGTGCTTGCATCCGACAAGGACAAGCCCATCGAATCGCGTCCAGTGTTTAGCGTCAAGTCTCAATCGATGCGGCATCAACGCAAGCTACTTGAGGTTATCGACATCATCCACAAAGATGGCGTGACTGTTGACGAGATATTTGACGCAACAATTGAGCAACTCAAGCGGGTTGTTTGTGGTTGGTCGAACATGGGGCAACCGTTTAGCGTCGATGCTCTCGATGAGCTGTTGACGTTTAGCGAAGCCAGAGAGCTGCTTTCGTTGTGCGCGTACAATCAACGAATGGACGACTCCGAAAAAAAAGACTGAGAGTCGCGGCATTGATTCGGCAGGGATTGCTCTGTCGGCATTGCAGCGACAAAGAATGCAAGGACAAAGGGACGAGCCATGAACCGATCGAGATCGAATGCACAGCTTGCAACGGTGGCGGATGCGATCAATGCGATCAAGGCATCTTTCGGATCGAAGGTTGCCCGAATAGATATTGCGATGGTCTCGGTCAATTCGTCGAGTTGGTTGACTTGTTCGATGAGGGCTTGCCACCAGTAGCGGGAGGGGCACTGGATCAAGCGGTTAGTTTCCTTGAAGCGGCAAGACGGTT